TTCTCGTGTTGCTCAAGACCTTAGTACAATCACTTCAATAGACTGGGAAAACAGAGCTTTATTTGATTTGAATACTACACAATCAGTTAACTGGGGAGAAAGATTTTTAATTGACACTTACTTTGCTAACTCAGTAGATTGGGAAAATAGACAACTAATAGACTCAACTGGTGCTAATGTTATATTAGATTGGTTTAATCTTCCAGGTACATTATATGGAACTGCTAGTTGGGCTGAAAGTGCTTCAAGAGCTGACTCAATTCCTTTAGCAGGACTTGGTTTTGGAGAAATCCAAGTTAACAACAGTGGTGTTATAGGAGCTTCTAATAGAATATACATCAACTTAGCTACTAGTACTTTACATACTGCTAATGGAGGTATATTAAGTGCTACAGGATCATTGCTAGGAACTTCTTCATATGCTGATCAAGCTTTGTCTAGCTCATATGCTTTAACAGCTAGTTTTGCCTTAAATGGAGGAGGTGGTGGACCTGCATTTCCTTACACTGGTAGTGCATTAGTGACTGGAAGTATTGGATTAACAGGATCATACTCTAATTTTCCTTTAGTAATTACTTCTAGTACTAACCAAACCATTGATTGGTCTCAATCAAATACTTTTAATATTTTGTTAACTGGAAGTATGACTGTAACTTGGAGTAACGCCCAAAATGGTCAAACCCTTAATATATTAGTTACTCAAGGTACTGCTCCATCAGGAAACTTAGCCATATGGCCTACTGTTAACACATACTTTCCAGGAGGATTAATTCCAACCCAAAGTGAAACTGGTGGAAAAAAAGATATATATACTTTTATTTGTATAGGATCTGATATATATGGAAATTATATTCAAAATTATTAATAAATGAATATAGGTTTTACTAATTTTGGAGATTTAGATAAAGATGCTATAGCTTGGGCTAACAGATGTCCAACAAAACCATCAGGAGACTATTTATTTAAATTAAGTAATTTTATAAAAAGTTTAAAATCAAATGGTACTTGGTGGAAAATAGATCTTTTACAAATATATGCTACTGAGTTTCAAGACAATGCTACTACAGCTATAATAGGTGTAGACCCTACTCTTGTATCTACCCCCACATTTACCCGCTTATTAGGTATTACTACTAATGGTTCTTCAAATTACATAAATACTAATTTTGCAAATAATACTAGTGTCTATAGAACTCAGAATTTAGGAGGATTTGGATATTATACTCGTACTAATCTTAATAGTACAAACTTTGATGCGGCTGCTAATACTACCACAGGTAACGTTGATAGTATACGACCTAACTCAGCTGGTAGTTTTATATACGCGGTCAACGCCACACAATTTACTTTAACAGGAGGAGGCCAATCCGGCCCAGCATTATTTGCAGGTATTAGAACTAATTCAACTACTATGACTGGTTATAAAAATGGTACTTTAATAAATACAAGAACCCAAAATAGTACAGCTCTTATAAATAGAGCAATGTTTGTAGGAGCCAGAAATAATAATGGTACTGCTGCCAATTTTATAGCTAAACAATTCTCTATGTATTTTAATGCTGGATTTAATGGAACAGAATATGTAGATTTTTATAATTCATTTGATAAATTTAGATTACAAGTTGGATTCTAATGAAACATTTTATATTTAATACTCAACAAAAAGATTGGTTTTTAAATTTTAAACAAAATTATCAACCATTATTAGATTCAAGAAGAGTTGATGTTATTCCTGTACAAAAAGGAATAGATACATGGGTTTTACCATATGGATGTTTTGATGATCCTAATTTTATAGAATTAAAAACTGATTTAATTTCTGGTGACCATTTAAATAATATAGAAGTTAGAGATTTAACTCCTGAAGAAGTAGCTTGGGATGAATATATAGATCTATAATATTTATAATAAACTAACAGCTAATGAACATTCCTATTTATCCTGGCTCTAGCTCATTCTTTCCTGGAGATACTCCATTTGGATTTTACGACAATGACTATCAATTTCAAACTGATGCTGATAAAGTAACTACATTTTGTGCTAGACGATTAGGATACCCAATTATGGAAGTTGAATTGCAAGATTTGAACTTCTATGCTGCTTTTGAAGAAGCAGTTACAACATACGGAAACGAATTATATGCATTTCAAGTTAGAGATAACTTATTAAATGTAATTGGAGCTCCAACTGCCTCAAACATGAATCATTCAGTAGTAACTCCTTCAATGCAAGGTGTTATTCGTTTGACTCAACAATATGCTGTAGAAGCAGGAGCAGGAGGAAATGTAAACTGGTATAGTGGTTCATTTACAACTACAGCCTCCATTCAAGACTATGATTTAGAACAGTGGGCTATAGATAACAACATTACAGGAGGAATTGAAGTTAAGAGAGTGTTCCACTATGGACCTCCAGCTGTGACTCGATTCTATGATCCATATGCAGGTACAGGTTTAGGTACTCAAAACTTAATGGATAGTTTTGGATTTGGAGCTTATTCTCCGTCTGTAAACTTTGTCTTAATGCCTGTTAGTTATGATATGCAAGTAATTCAAGCAATTGAATTTAATGATACAGTTAGAAAATCAGCTTATTCATTTGAACTTATAAATAATAAATTAAGAATATTCCCTATTCCTGATAGAGGAGGAATAAATATATACTTCCAATACTTAAAAATAGATGAAAGATTAAATAGCATTATAGGAAATACTCCTGGAGCTGTAACTAATCCTTCAAATGTTAATTTTACAAATCCAAATTACTCTCAAATTAATTCAATTGGACGTCAATGGATATTTGAATATACATTAGCATTATGTAAAGAAATGCTAGGATATGTTCGAGGAAAATACCAAAACACAATCCCAATCCCAGGAAGAGAAATTTCTCTTAACTCATCTGACTTAGTAACTGCTGCTACAACTGAAAAAACAGCTTTAATTGAAAGATTAAGAACATACTTAGATGAAACTTCTCGTCAAGCCTTATTAGCAAGAAAGCAAGCCGAAAGTGATTCTACAATGAATGAACTTGGAAAATCACCAATGCAAATTTTTATAGGATAATATGGCAATTTTCGGATCCAGCAGAGATGTTTCTTTTATTCGTCGATTAAATAGAGAGTTGATGGGTAATATTATTACCCAACAATGTGCTTTCTATAAGTACAGATTAAATGAAACTACAATTAATATGTATGGTGAAGCAGCTGGAGGAAAATTTTTTGATGGACCTGTCTTATTAAATGCTCTTATAGAAGTAAGTCCTACCTCTAATCCTGCAAGTGATATAGGTGTCAATTTTGATTGGCCTGTTAAATTTTTATTTTTGAGAGACGATTTAGTAGAAGCTAATGTGGTTCCTGAAGTAGGAGATGTTATATTATATCATGAAAGTTATTGGGAAGTAGATAACGCAGCCGCAACCCAATATTTTGTAGGTAAAGACCCAGACTATCCATACAACCAAAATCCATTAAACCCAGGTTTAGAAAATTTTGGCTACAATGTAGGAATAGCATGTACTTGCCATTACATTCCAACTGATAGAGTGAACATTATTAGAACAAGATTATTATAATGGCTAAAAAAGGAAGAAAACCAATACCGAAAACACAGAGAGAAATCAGTGTTGATCAACAAGTCCCTCTAAATGAGAGTGGACCTGGTTTTCAACCTACTGGAAATCCAAATAGAGATACTCAACTAAATAGAGGTGAACAAGTTTCTTTTAGTGAAGATACTTATAAACCTTTCTCAGTTGGTATTCAAGATATTGATGAGGCAGTATATTACTACTTTACAAATGTTATTCGTCCTTTTGTAATTCAAAACGGAACTCGAATTGAAGTACCTGTTATTTATGGTTCACCTGAAAAATGGAAATCATTCCAGAAAGATGGATATTATCGAGATGCTCAAGGTAGAATTATGATGCCAATCATAATGTTTAAAAGAGATAATATTGAAAAAGTAAGAACAATAGCAAATAAGTTAGATGCTAATTACCCTAACAACATAGCAATCCATAGAAAATCTTACTCAGCTAAAAATGCTTATGACAACTTTGCAGTGTTAAACAATGTAAAACCTGAAAAAGTTAATTATGCAGTTGTAGTACCTGATTATCTTACTTTAACTTATAGTTGTGCCGTTAATACTTACTATATGGAACAACTCAACAAAATCATTGAGGCAATTGAATATGCTTCTGATTCTTATTGGGGTGATCCTTCACGCTATAAGTTTAGAGCAATGATTGATTCATTTGCCATTCAAACTGAAATCTCAGATAATGCTGAACGAGTTGTAAGTAGTACTTTTAATATTAAATTAAACGGATATATCATCCCAGATACTATTCAGAAAGATGCTACTGCGTTAAAGAAAATACCTGATGTAACTAGAATTACAGTTACAGAACAAATAGTAGATAATATAAACAATATACCTAATAACAATTCTTAAAAATGACAACAAAAGTTTTAACCCAAGAAGAAATTCAGTTACTTAAATCAATTCAAGAAAAAAGAATCCAATTAACAGAACAATTTGGAATAATTGAATTAAGAATTCAAGAATTAGAATTACAAAAAGATTATTTAAAAGAAGAACTTAAAAAATTACGTCAAGAAGAAACTACAACTGGTAACACTCTTCAACAAAAATATGGCGATGGTACAATTAACCTAGAAAAAGGAGAATTCATCGGACAATAGGACTTTTGATAAGTTTTACCATATTTATAACAAAATTAAACTAATCAATAAACATGGCAGAAACTTTAATATCACCAGGTGTTTTAGCAAGAGAGAATGATTCATCTTTTGTATCTCAAAGACCCGTTACAGTAGGTGCAGCAATTATTAGTCCAACAGTAA